CTCTGGGGCGGCTTCATGAATATGCCCAAGGGCTGGCCGATCCTGTTCAAGGAGTTTGCCGAGATCAAGACGGGAATACTCAATGTTGCGGGGGAAGAGCATCACGCCCTGAACGATGCGCGCTCACTCATGGCAGCGATGATCGAACATGGCCGCGCGTAAGAAAGCCAAAAAGCTCGACGCCAGCAATCCGGATGTCGGCGCTTCGGGTGCCGGCGATGGCGACCCGATCGAAGGCGATCAGCAGCTCGCGCGCTTCGTCCACCAGTTCAATCTCTCGGCCGACACCACGCGGGATGCGCGCAAGCAGGCGCAGATCCACCGCGACTACTACGACGGCAAGCAGTGGTCGGACGATGAGGTCGAGATTCTGTGCAGACGCGGTCAGCCGGCCATTACCGACAACCGCATCAAGGACAAGATCGAGTATCTGCTAGGCCTGGAGCGACAGACACGCACCGATCCGAAGGCGTTTCCCCGTACGCCCCAGGATGATCCCGGCGCGGATGCAGCGACAGATGCGCTGCGCTACGTTGCAGACTGCAGCAACTTCTCACAGATCAAGTCAGCCGTCTTCGAGAATATGACGGTCGAGGGCTTCGGCGGTGCCGAGGTCATCGTGGATAACAATCAGACCTACGGCAAGAGCGGGAACAAGAAGGTCCACATCCGCTACATCCGCTGGGACCGGCTGTATTACGACGGCCACTCGCTGCTGCGTGATTTCAGTGATTCGCGCTATCAGGGCATTGTCAAATGGATGGATCTGGACGAGGCGAAAGTCACCTATCCCAAGATCGGTAGCGCATTCGATCTCTTCACGAGCCAGAGCTTTACCCAGCCGACTGACACGTACGATGATCGACCCCGCTGGTTTGACCGCGGCCGCAAGCGCGTGCAGATCCTCGAGCACTACTACAAGGAGGGCGATGGCTGGTACCGTGTGGTGTTCTCCCGAGTAGGAATCATCGAAGGCCCGCAGAAAAGCGTCTACATTGATGCGGAGACTGGTAAGCCCGAGTGCCCGCTGATCCTGCAATCCCTCTACGTGGACCGCAACGGCAATCGCTATGGAGTGGTGAAACGCTACAAGGACCTGCAGGACGAGATCAACAAGCGCCGCTCCAAATCCCTCCATCTGCTCAGCGTCAACCAGGCGACCGCGGAGAAGGGCGCAGTCGATGATGTCGAGGCCGCCCGCAAGGAACTGGCACGTCCGGATGGCTTTCTCGAATACACCCCCGGGATGAAGCTGGAGATCCGAGAGAACGCGGATCTCGCGGAAGGCCAGTTCAAGCTGTTGCAGGAAGCGATTGTGGCGCTCTCCGGCACGGGACCGAATGAGGCCCTGCTCGGTACAACAGGCGATCTGTCAGGTCGCGCCAAGCAGGTGGACCAGCAGGGCGGGGCGATTCAACTCGGGATCCTGACCGACTCCCTACGCTACTGGCAGAAACGCGTGATGACCGCGAGCTGGTCGCGCATCAAGCAGTTCTGGACCGGTGAGATGTGGGTACGGATCACGGACGATGAGAATTCGCGCTTCCTGGCACTGAATTCGACCTATCCGCCGAACCATCCGCACGTGCAGAAGGGCATGGCCCAGCCCGGTGCGCCGATGAACAACGTGGCCGAGATGGATGTCGATATCATCATCGATGAGTCGCCCGATGTGGTGACGGTCCAACAGGAGCAGTTCCAGCAACTCGTGGACCTCGCCAAGGGCGGCGTACCGATTCCGCCACAGGCCATCATTCAGGCGTCCAACCTGCGCAACAAGCAACAGGTACTGGATGCGATGAGCGGCAAGCTGCCGGACGGGACGGAGATCCCACCCCAGGTGCAACAGATGCTCCAGCAGAAGGAGCAGCAGATCCAGCAGATCACCCAGGCCCAGCAGCAGAAAGCCCAGGAGCAGATGCAGCAGGAGCAGCAATTGCAGCAACAGGTCGCCGAGGCCAAACTGCAGATGGTGCAGGTGAAGGCAGCGCAGGATCAGTTGAACGCCAAGCAGGCGGCTTTCGAGGCGCAGTTCGGCGCGCGTCAGCAGGAGCTGGAAGCGCAAATGGAAATGCTCAACGCCAAAGAGATCGAGCTCAAGGCGTTGCAGTTACTTGCCGCTCAGAAGCTCGAGGCCACGCAGAACGCGGCCAACGCGATCGTGGATGGGGCTTCGAAGGAAGCGACCATTACCGCTCTCACCTCCAAGCTGGAGACGCAGCAATCCACGCATGCCAAACAGGTCGCGGACCTCGGATTACAACATGCTCAGCAACTGCACGCCGAGCGTCAGAAGACGCAGGCCGCGAATGAGCCTGACGCGCAGCCCAAACCTGCCAAGCCGCGCAAGATCGCGGTCGAGCGCGATAGTACCGGTCGAATCACAGGCGCGACGGTGAACGGATGATCAACGTGGACTTCGGTGACGGTCAGATTGTGCCCTTCGACGAACACAAGCTCGAAGGCCCGTATCGCTCCGTGACGGAAAACCCTCACGAGCGGACCGAGGTCGTGGAATACCGGCTCCTGGGCAAGGTGGTGCATCGCTCGGTGCATGTGACGTTGAAACAAGGCATCGGCATTGAAGGCGTTTTAGGTCGGATCGGAGGATAGTCCCATCGCTAACACACAGGCCCTCTGTGGCTCATTCAAATCCGAGCTGATGCTCGGCGCGCACCAGTTGGGAAGCGTGACGATTGTCTCGCGTACCAGTCTGACCGCGCCCACTACGGATACCATCAAGGCCGCGCTCTATCTCGCCTCCGGTTCTCTCGGAGCCGGTACGACGGCCTATAGCGCGACGAGTGAGGTCTCGGGCACGGGGTATAGCGCAGGCGGCATCACCGTCACGAACGCCACTGCGCCTTCCACGAGCGGCACGACGGGCATCTGGACGCCATCGGCTTCACTGCTCTATAGCACCGTCACCCTGACTACTGCATTCGACACGGTGCTGATCTACAACAGCACGCAGTCCAACCGGGCGATCGGAGTCTATACCTTCGGCTCCCAGACGGTCACGGCCGGCAATTTCACCTTGACCATGCCCGTGAACGATGCGACCCACGCTCTAATACAACTTGCATGAGGACACGCAATGGCTAGTCAGAGCTGGGCACAGGAACTCGTCAATATCACCGCAGCTGGGACGCTGTACAACACCTACACGACCGCCAAGTCGGTTCTCACCAGTTCAACCGCCACCGCCGCCTCTACGGGCCTCATCACGCTGCCGCCGAATTTCTTCCAGTTGGGCGGACGCCTCGAGATCGATATCGATGCCGGCATCAGCAACCGTGTCACAGGTCCCGATACATTTACCGTTCAGATCATGGTAGGCGCGGTCATTGCCTTCACCACCGGGGCGATCAACCTCACGACCACGGCTCACACGACTATCCCGGCGCATGGCCGAATCATGCTCACCTGTCGGTCAGTGGGCAATGGAACGCTTGCCACACTCATGGGGCAGTCCTACTGGAATGGCCAGATGATTGCGCAGGTCGCCTCAGCTGCGGACAACGCGGCGGGCACCGGTAATGCGATGGCGCCCAATACCGCGCCGGCGGTCGGAACGGGCTTTGATTCCACGGTCGCCAATACGCTCGACCTCTTCGTCGCGCAGTCCGTCAGCAACGCCGGAAACGGATTCCAACTGCAGCAATACAGCGTCAAGAGCTGGGGGAACAGTGCCGCATGAGCCATGAGCAACATCACTTCGCGGAAGCTCTAAAGAAAGCTTTCGAAGCCTTACGGAAGCTCGGGAAATGACGACCGTAAGCGTGCTCCCAACCGCGACCTATCCGGCGGGAATTCACAACTTCGGCCCGATTGCGGTCCCCACTGCGATTGTCTCGATCGAGATCGATATCGCGCGTTGTACCACGGCCGATCTGACCATCTGGCCCAACGCGGGTGACACTATCGCGATGGATATGGAGCTGAGTATGGATGGCGGGGTGACCTATTCATCCCTCGCCAGCAGTTTAGATGGCGGTGGGATCGAGGTGCGCACCAAGACGGGACTGGAGGTCCCCGCAACGATCGTGCAGACCGGTCTGACGGCTGGCACGAACCGTATGCTCAAGGGCTCTATCACGCTGTCGGCGGCCATCAAGACGAGCGCAACTGTCACGGTAACCTGAAATGGCGATTGTCCGGGACGCGTCGAGTCCTACTACCTCGACCTCGGGCAACCTCACCAGTAACGGGACCAATAGCAGCGGGACATCAGCGTCCTTCACACCTCCAAGCGGCTCGTGGATCACGATCACCGCTTTCGTGGATTCGACCGGGGGTGCGCTCACCTGGAGCCCGACCACGACACTCGCCGGGGTGTCGTTCACGTCGATCGCGAACCAGGTCAATGCGAGCGGCGGTGGGGCGGTCGCCTATCGCGGGTTCGTAGCGAACTCGTCCACCGGTACGATCAGCCTCAGTGTCAACAATGGGGGGATCAACGGACAGATCGATGGCGCCTTCTGGATAGATGTCTGGACCGGCGCGGCACAGAGCCAAACCGGAGCGGCATCGAATTCCGGCACGTCGACCTCCGCGAATTTCAACGGGACGGTCACCACCACACTGACCGGCTCGCAAGTCGTCGGAATCGGCTGCGACGATGATGGCAGTAACACGCCCTCCAGCACGGACACGTTCAACGAGGCGAACGCTGGATCACATGCGGACGGATTACGCGCCTACAAGGCGAGTAATTCGGGTGCACCGGGCACCGTTAACGTTAATTTCCAGGCCACCACGAGTCCGGTCTGGTCTTGGATTGTCTTCGAGATTCTGCCAGCGACCGCGTGGGCCTCGATCGCGAGTACCCCGCACCCGGGTAGAAGCCCGGGAATCGGTGGGGCACGGTTCTATCAGTCGCCGAAAGCGCTGAATGCGGCGGTCAGCAGCAACGTCACGGTAGCCCTGATCGGGCAGTCGGCGACGTTCACCGCCGGCACCCTGACGCCGAATACTGATACCGCGCTCGCGGGTCAGAGCAGTACCGGGACGGCCGGAACGCTGCTTCCCAGCCTCGCGAAGGCGCTATCAGGTCAGACCGGCACCTTCACCGGTGGCACGGTGACGCCGGCCAGCGCGGTGGCACTGGCCGGCCAGACGGGCACGCTCAGCCCCGGCACGCTGACTCCCTCGCTGGCGACAGCACTGAGCGGTCAGTCCGCGACGGGCAGCACGGGTGTTCTGACGCCCAACATAGCCCTCGCGCTCAACGGACAGACAGCCACTTTCACGGCTGGACTGCTGGCGCCGAGTACGAATGCGGCGCTTAGCGGCCAATCGGGAACCTTCACCGCCGGGCTGCTGACACCGAGCACGGATACTGCCTTGAGCGGTATCAGCGCGCTTTCCAGCGCCGGCACTGTGACACCTTCCGCCGGTGGCGATGTCGTCATTGCCTTGACGGGCGTGACGGCGACTTTCACGGCGGGCGTGCTGACCCCGAGCGGGGCAGATATCACCGCTCTGCCAGGTCCGCTCGACTGGCCACCTGATCGCATCGCCGATACCGCATTCCGGCGCAAGAAGAAGCGTCGCCAGCGTGAGATCGAGCAGCCCGCGCAACCGGTCGACCCGATCCGGGTTGGGGCAATCGGTGCGATTCCGATTCCACCAGCCAAGACCTATGACTTCCGCTCGCTCGCAGAGCTCTCCGGAAAGTCGGTTGAGGCCTTTCGCGCCGAGATCGATCAGGAGATTGCGCGGCTATTGGCCGAGCAGCAGGAGCGCGACGACGAGGAAGCGATCACGTTGATTCTGGCCGCTCTGGAGGACTGAAATGAAACCGCCGATTCCCACTCCGAAGCCGGCCAAGTCGCCCGGCACGGGCAAGACTGAAACGCCCAAACCCGCCAAGGGCTATTCGATGCCGATGGTGGACCACCTGCGCGGCCGAACGCCGGGTAACACGAAGTGCTGAGTTGATTTCCTGAGCGCCGCCGGCTCCTGACGGGCGATTCGGTTTGCAGTGACCGTCATCACTGCACGTGCCAGCAACGTCAAGGCTGATTCGTAAATCTCACGAGACGAGGATTGTATGGCTGCTATTGAAGAGCTGGTCGGTGA